TACCTCGGATGAGCTATGACGCCACTAACATAACGAAATTCTACGAACGCAAGCTGGTTCAAAAACTACTGGCCACCAACCGCGAAACCGCCAACATCTTTGGGCGGTACATACGCAGGGTGACCCCGATTATACAGCAGTACCGCTATAACCCGAAAGGCGTGGTTATCCGTGATCCTGCGTTGGAGAAGGCAATCAAAGCCGAGGCACAGCGATTGTCGACGGAACTTCAGCAGTACATCACACAAAGCAAGACCGAAAGCTGGATGATGGCCGAGGAAAAGACCAACCGCATGATAGAAGAATGGGTGAATCAGACAGCGGCAATGAAGGCGCAGAGCGGTGAGATAGTCACCAAGACGGGTGAGGTATTGCAGACCGGCGGGGTCCACCAGCGAAACGTACAGGCAATGGAGGCGTTCATGGCGCGCAAGGCCAAGGGCATGAACCTGAGTGACAACGTATGGAAACTCGCAGACCACACCCGCGAGCAGTTGGAGTATTACCTTGAATCGGGACTGGCGACCGGAAGGAGTGCCGATGTTATCAGCCGCGACATCCGTAATGTGCTGAACGAACCGGACAAACGATTCCGGCGGGTGCGCGACCCGAAGACTGGGAAGCTGGTTCCGAGCAATCCGATGAAGAACTACCACCCTGGGCGCGGCGTGTACCGTTCATCCTACATGAACGCCCGCAGGCTGACACGGACGGAGATCACCATGGCATACCGGCAGAGCGACATGACGGCGTTTCGAAACCTCGACATGGTGCTTGGATATGAGGTGAAACTGAGCGCGGCACACCCTGAGGTTGATATTTGCGATAGCATGAAAGGCCGTTATCCCAAAGAGTTTACGTGGAATTTGTGGCACGTTCAATGTCTTTGTTATTGCGTTCCGGTACTTATGACCCCCGAGCAGTTCGACGCGTGGAATGCCGGTGATCCCGTGGACGCCAAATACATCAGCGACATGCCCGCCGAGGCCAAGCAGTACCTCGTGGCGCACCGTGACCAGTTCGACCGGTGGAAACAACAGCCGTATTTCATACAGCAGAATGAGAAACTGATTCAGAAGGTGTATGCTGGCAGTCCGGTGGTTCAGCCGAAAGTTGTTGGAAGGATAAATGACCTTGAGCCGCTTTCCGGATCATCAATGGGGAATTACGTAATGGAAGGCGAAAGTGTTTATAAAAATATCGGATTAAAGGAATCGTTAATTAGAACTGAAAATATTGAAAAGGCTGCTATATTTGATACCAAGGGGAATATTATTGCAGAATTAAGTGGCGGACGCAAAAGGTTAATTATACCTGAAGGCGAAATGCCAAAATTAAAAGACAATATATTCTCACACAACCATCCAGAAGGATCATCATTCCCGGTAGGAGATATGAGGCGAATAGGTAACTCATTAAGTTGGTCAGATATTTATACTGCAATTACAGGAAATGTACGTGAAATGCGTGCCGTTACTCCTGAATATACATTTAGTATTATTCGACCAGACAAAGGATGGCCAGATATATCAACCGTGAAATTGGTTCATTCAAAAATAAACGATGAAACCCTTGACGAATTAACATCGTTAGTAAAAAAAGGTGTAACAACAGAGAATAAGGTAAACACAGTATTCTTTCATCTTGTAAACAAAAAAGTATTTAAGTATTTAAACATAAATTATATAAAACAAAAAATAAAACCATAAACATGATAATTAACGACAACCACGATGTTATAAACATCATCAGATGCGTCTGTTTTAAGTGCAAACACTTTGACCGTCAAGAACTGAAATGCCCAGCATTTGGAGACGACATTCCTACATCAATTCTTAAAGGAGAAAACGACCATACACGAACATTTAAAAGCCAAAAGAACAACATCGTATTTGTTCCGGTTCAAACATAGCCGACCGCCCCGCGAACGGAAGGCTCCCAGCCGTTGATTAAGTTCAGCGGCTTTTTTATTTTAATCACACATCGCAAACCGTGACGGAACACGACCCCCGAAACCATTGAACACCGCGCGATCCTTCGGAATTTTACGGCAAACATAAAAAAATGAAATTCACGTGAAAGAAAAAATCTTAGCAGCATTGAAAACGAGATACAAAAATCTCGGGTTTGGTGACAAAACATTCGATGGGGTGTCAGATTTTCTGAGCCAAACCATCACGGAAGAAACCAACATTGATAACGGCATAGCCGGGATCGAAAATCTGCTCAAAGCATTCCAGTCAGACATCGACAAGCGGGTAGCCGACGCCATCAAGAAATCGAAGGAAGAAGCCGCCAAACCGGAAACACCAAAGCCTGACACGACCACAGCACCGGCACCCGCCGGGGATGATGTGCCGTCATGGGCTAAGGGGATAATGGACCGCCTCGACAAATACGAAAAGAAGGAACAACAGGCCAATATAGTCGGCAAGGCGAAAGCCAAGCTGGCCGAGGAGAAAATCCCTGAATCCTTCCTTCGTGGCCGTCAGATCAGCCTGGAATCAGAAGCTGATATTGACAACTTTGTTGCACAGGTAAAGGGCGATTACACATTGTTTCGCCAGGACCTGGTCAACAGCGGGGTCGTACTGTCAACGCCGCCCGACAGCGGTGGTCAGGAAAAAGCGGAAGCGGCAGTCGCCAAAATGATCGCCGAGAAGCGCAACAACCCGACCGTAACCGCGGGAGTTGAGGGCAAGAAACTCATTTAATTGTCTAACGAAATTCATTAATCAATGGCATTGCAATTCACATCCGAAACCATCACCGGGCGCAACGTGGTCTTTGACCTCATGCTCGAGGATATCCCGGGTGGATGCCAGCTGGATACCGGTCGCCTGAACTCCGCCACCAAGTGGGTGGAACAGGGAACCCCCGTGTATGTTGACAGGGCCGCCCGCGTGGCGTACCTGATCAAAACCACTTACATCGCCGTATCCGGTGACGCAGACACCATTTATGTACCCAATGACCACCACTTCGCAGTCGGTGACATCATGTGGGACGGAACTTCCGGCATGGCCATCACTTCGATCACCGCCTCGGGCGACTATGACAAGATCGAACTGGCTGGCAGCCTTGTAACCTACGCCACCAACACCGTTCTGACGCAGGTCGACGCCTCCGGTACTGCCGGGGCAACCACGACTTCATACGTGCCGAACGGGTTCGTAAAGGACACCATCGCCGCCGGTGACGGTGCCGCATTGTACAGCAACCTCGACGTTTCCGTGATCGTCCGCGGTTCGGTGCGCAACAGCGCCCTGCCGTTCCCGCTGAGTACGACACAGAAGGCCGCCATGACGCATTTCACCTTTAACGCATAGGAGATACTGACAAATGAAAACACCTATCATCAACGGAGTTAGCCAGACCGGTTTAGAAACCTACCTGGCCACGCGTCAGTATAACCAGCTTTACTGGCCCTCACTGTTCCCCATCAAGAACGTGAACACCCTCGACGGGAAAACCATCGTGGGAGCATCAGGAAACCGCGTCGCTGCCAACATCATCAGCTACGATGCCACTACCCCGGAACTGGGGCGCAAGAGCGTCACGGTAAAGTACTTTGACATCCCCAAGGTCGCCATCGCCCGCCGGAAGACCGAGCGTGAAATCCTCGAACATCAGATTACCCGCAACATCCAGGGCATGAACGCCGTGATCGAAGATTACTTCAATGATCTCGACTTCTGCTGGGACGGTGTCCAAGCACGTATGGAATGGCTCGCCCTCCAGGCGCTGTCCGCCACCACGATCACCCTGTCCACCACCAACAATCCCCTCGGGCTTGTAAGCGAAACCGCCATCGACTTCGGCATGCCTTCCGCGAACAAGGAAGTCGCCGCCGTGGTATGGAGCGCAACCGCATCGACCGTCACCCCATTGACCGACTTCAAAAACGTCATGGCACAGGGTCGCGCCAGCGGAGTGCAGCTGCGTTACGCCCTGATGGGGAATACGGACTTCAACTACATGGTCGGATCGAAGGAATACCAGGATGCAGCAAACCAGTTCCTGATCAAGGAACCGACGGTGCTGGGTTACCAGTCACTGGAGATCGTCAACTCCGTCATGCAGGCGCTGCGCCTTCCCCAGGTAGTCCTTATCGACACCTATGTAGGCATCGAGAACGCCGCAGGAACCATTACCGCTACCGACCCGTGGGCCACCGGACACGTCCTGTTCACCCCGGATCTGAACTTCGGTAACTTCTATGCCGGACCCATCGCCGAGGAGATCGAAAAACCCCTGGATGTAGTCCAGAGCAAACGCGGTCCCGTCCTGCTTTCCGTGCGCAAGGAGTTCAACCCGAGCGCCGTCCTCACCAAAGGCGAGGCCAACGTTTTCCCGTCATGGGGCAACATTGACCAGTGCTTCTCATTGTACACACTGTCAGCCTCTACATGGGCGTAGATAAAAGCTGTTAGCGATGACCAACCTGGAGGCAATTAAGGCGACCGTGGCGGGATACCCGCTCAGTGACAACGCTTACACCAAGGCGCTTATCGACCGTGGCATAACATCAACGGACACGTACGGCGGCAAAGGTCAGGCGTTTGAACTCGCGCAGGCAGACCTGTATATCACGCTGGCAACTGGGGTGAATATCTCCGAAGGCGGTTATTCGATCAGCGTATCCGATCGTGACAGCCTGGTGAAGCTTGCAAACTCGATTTACCAGCGGTGGGGACAGCCCCTGTATGGCGCCGGAGTGTTAAAAGTCAAAGCAGTGAACCCATGGTGATCCAATATCCCGATAGCGCCACATATACTTTGCCCGCGGCACCCGTGCAGGACAGCGAAGGGAACTTTACTGTTCCTGCCGGTACCGCGTTCACGACCACGTGCAGGGCGGAGTATAACTCACGGGGCGCAACCGTCGGGTTCGTGGATGGCGAGGCGGTGAAGTATGACTACACCGTTTACCAGCCCGTCCACACCACTGAGATCGCCGTAGGAACACCGGTCACCATCACCCTGCACAACGGCAGGGTTATCGCCACAACGGTCAAGCGACACGAGAACAACCAGCTCAATTCAAAGTCATGGGTATAAAGCCAAGGTTCACGCCGCAGGATATTGCCAGACAAAGTCAGCAGCAATTACAGGGTATCGAAAACGGTATGCTGAGGATCCTGCACTATGTCGGCCTGACCTTTATGGAGGAAGCCCGGGACGATGTAAACATCAACACATCGGCATTCCCGGCAATCCGTAAGGGGAAGAAAGGCGATCCCGCGCGCGGACAGGGTGAGTACCTCGATGATACGTCAGCACTCCGGTCGAGTATCGGGTATTTCGTGCTAAAGAACGGGCAGATGGTTTTCGGCAAGGTCGAAGGTGAGGCGGAAGGCGTCAGCGCAGCGCAGGCGCTTCTCGGCCAGGTGCCGAAGGTCAACATCGGGTACCAGTTGATAGGGGTCGCCGGAATGGATTATGCCTCGTACCTCGAAGCGAAGGGGTATAACGTGATCACATCACAGGCTACCGTAGCGCTGGTGAACCTCGAAACCCGGCTAAAGGCATTCGCATCACGCAAGGGAATCGCCGGTTTTGACATCGACATGCAGGGAGTTTCCACGGCATTTAATCTGACGGCATGAAAACGCAGGACATTGCAGTAAACGCGGTAGTGAACCTGATCATGGATCAGGACTGGGGAATCGAGGTGTACAAATACACGCTCCCAACCTTCAATACGACCTCGTTTCCAATGCCCGACGAATTCATCGTGGTCAATGCCCTGCCGATATCAGCCGGGGTAATGCAGTCGTGCCGCGTTAACGTGAACTTTCACGTCAAGGACAAGGCCGCAGGAATCCCTGACATCGACCGCATGGAAGAGGTCACCGGATGGATCACCGACCTATTGGACGAGGTGGACGGAACACTTATGATGATCGACTTTGAATCGCAGGAATATCATCGCGAACAGCAATTATCAATGCACTTTTCAAATGTAAGGCTACACGTAAAACTCATAAATTAAGAGAGATATGGCAAGTTACTTATATGGAATAAAATCCATCAAATACGGAAC